ACTTTTGCAAGAATTTCTAAAATAGCTACATCTATTGACGCGTTAGAAACAGCAATCATTGGTACATCAATTAGTATTATGCCTTACATTGAATATTCACCAGCATTAGGTATTGCTCTTAATCCATCGTTTAAATTTGAAGCAGCTCTTGTTAAGCCATATCCTTTTGATACTGCTGACGGATTTAATGATTATAAACCAGCAATTAAGAGTGGTGTATATACACTTGACGGTACTGATGTATATTTACAAGACGATGGCCGTGGAAATATCCAAGTCATTGCTAATGATATTGCAAATCCTAAAGTTATCAAACCAATTGTTGGAAGCGTAAATTATACAACTGGTGAAGTTAACTTAGTTGGGTTTATTGCTAACGGCTTTGTCGGATCAGGTATTAAAATTCAGGCCAATACAATATCAAATGATATTAAAGCACCAGCAGGAAGAATATTTGGAATTAAAAATTCTGATGTAACAATTAAACTTACAGGTTCACAAACAAATGCCCGTTAGCAATACAAAAGAAGTAGAAAAACAAATATCCTTTAAAATTGCTCAGCAATTTCCTGCGATTTATAGAGAAAATAACGATGAGTTGGTTTCGCTTGTTACCGATTATTATAAATTTTTAGAGACAACACCTAACCAATCAATATATAATGCAAGAAGGATGTTTGAATACCGCGATATTACTACAACATTATCGAGTATGATTTTATTCTTTCAGAAAAAGTTTTTAGCGGACCTACCTTTACTAAACGATACAAGTGTACGATTAGTTGTTAAAAACATATTGGATTTATATAGACGTAAAGGTTCAGCGTCCAGTGTTATTTTATTCTTTAGAATGTTTTACCAAGAAGATGTTGAAATATTTAATCCTTCTAAATACATTTTAAAACCATCTACCTCTAAATGGCAGACTGGTAATTATCTACAGATGATACCAAACAACGGGTTGTTTTACGATTCAACCAGTGAAAATTATTACGAATATTTTGATTTATTAAGCAAAACAATTATTGGATCTGTATCAAAGGCAACGGCTGCAGTTGATAAAATTAACTTTATTCTTTTAAATAATACTCTTACGCCAATCTTATATTTGTCTGATGTAAAGGGTACGTTTAAAAGGTATGACGATATTGTAGCCCGCGTGGATGGTAAGGATATATCATTCGGCGTATTAAATGGCTCAGCTTCTGACATTGTTGTCGACCTTGACTTTGGTGGTACCATAGGTAATGTAGTTGGCGATGAAGTTTATATTAAAAGTGATTATGGTGTTGGAGGTGTAGCCCTCGTTACTGATACGGAAGACCAGTTTACAGGTATAGTCGATTATAAAGTAACTGATGGCGGATTTGGATATACGATAGCTAATACAAGACTCGAAGTTTCAAACCAAGTTATTATTTTAAATAACGCAGACTTATCATTTGTTCCAATGGAAAGAATAACTGATAGTGGTGGTAATACGGGAACAGTCATTGGCCAAAATTCTTCAGCCGTTGGTATTAAGATGGATGTTGGCAATACTTTAAATATAATACGAGATATTACAACACTAGACAGAACACCAAACGTTACAATCACTGGAATATTTACTATATCTGATAAGAATGAAAGTTCACCTGGTGCTTTATATCCGGATACAAATGATGTAACAGACGTTAAGGTTGAGTCTCTTTCTAATATCGAAAATATTTCTTTAATTACTGACCCTATTTTGCCATTCCTCGCTGTCACTTTAAATGCGGCAAACTATAACGCTGCACCTGCTACACAACCTATGTCAGGTTTAGTAGACCCCGTAACATTAAGTACTGTTATTGAAGACGCATTTACGTTGACGCCATTAGAAATTGGAACAATAAATGATTTTGAAAATATTGATCCAGGCATAGATTACTTAAACGATGTGTTTACATTAGTTAGAGATGAAGTAATGATTGCGTTTGATAGATACGAACAACGATTAATTATAAATCCATTCAGTGCTGCGTTTTCAGTAGGCGATGATATTACTCAGCCATCAACAGGTGTAGCTGGTATTATAACGGCTATTAATGTAGACAGAGGATTTATTCAAGTTCGTCCATATGCATACTACGGATTTGTAACTGCTGACATTATGCATGAAGGTACATCATATACAGTTATAGCAACTGAAAGAGATTATTCATCTGAATTACTTGGAGCAAACGCCGATGTACGATCGCGTACTCAATTTGCCACAGGTAGAATATCTGAAGTAAAAGTTACAAACTCTGGCTTTGGTTATTTAAACGAAGAAATAGTATTCCTTACAAACAAAGCTGGTACAGTATTAGCTAAGGGTCAATTATTTGCAGACACTCAAGGTATTACCGCAGGGTTTTGGGGAAGTGAAACATCACATGTAAATGGTTATAAAACTGATAATACATATTATGATAGCCAAAATAGAATACATGACTCTGATTTTTATCAGGAATATTCGTATCAAATTAAATCAACTGTTGACTTTGATTCATATAAGGATACACTTAAACAGAATGTGCACCTAGCAGGTACTAGAATATTTGGTGCATTTGCATATAAAAAGAAACAAGTAGTTGGAGTTACTGCCAAGTTTGGTAGAACAATTAAGAATGATCCATTAATTGGCGGAGATCCAATTGTTGGACCAGATCAGTTACCATCTATTCCACGATACAGTTCAGACAGAACAACGATTACAGTAGACACTATCAACTTAAAGGTTGACACAGTTTAATAAATAGATAGAAAAGACTTAGGAGCAAAATAATGGTAAAGCAAACGATTGGCGTTGGATTGGTTGGTAACGATGGTCTCGGCGATCCATTACGTAACGCATTTGTTAAAGTTAACGAAAACTTTACTGAATTATACAACGACGCATTTGATGGTGCATTTACATCATTAACTGGTAGACCAACGAGTTTATTATTCTACGTGAATGATGGAGCAAATAACCAAGTTCTTACAACTGACGGTAATGGTAATATAACATTCCAAAGTGGATATGGAAACACTAATGTTGATACTCATTTAAATATAGGCTCTGCGGCAGCGGATCAAGTATTAGCTTGGTCAGGAACTGATTACGAATGGGTTCCTCAAGCTAGTGGTTCAGGCGGCGGTGGCGGTTTATCAAATAATGAAGTGATTAGCGTTATAACTGGTTCTGATTTAGATATGGCCGGTAATAAAGTATTATTTGGTAACGTATATCAAGCAGAAGGCGATTTACCCGCAGCCGCTAGTTATCACGGTATGTTTGCTCACGTACATGGAACAGGTAAAGCATATTATGCTCATAATGGTGCTTGGGTTCGATTAGCAGACTTTTCTGAAGTTGGTTCAGGTGGCGGCGGTGGTTTACCAAGTCGTTCATCTCCTTCGGCTGCTACGGCATCAATCGCTGATGGAGTATCAACAGACATTGATATTACTGGGTTTAAAGGATACGCATTATATTCAATCACAACATCGCATCCTGCTTGGGTAACACTTTATGCAACTAACGCAGCAAGAACAGCAGATAATTCTAGGCTTGAAACAGAAGATCCTTCACCAGATGCCGGTATTATTTCTGAGGTAATTACATCAACTGGTAATTTAAAAGTGTTAATAGCGCCAGGAGCAATTGGTTATAATTTAGAATCAACACCAACCGCGAATATACCGGTAAAGGTAAGAAGCAAAAACGGTAGTGCTGCTGCGATTACAGTAGCTATAGAAATACTTCAGTTAGAGGCATAACATGCAAAAAGAATGGATTGTTACACTTCATAATAAAGAGGATTTAGATTCTTTTTACGAAGACATGGAAACTGAAGGTGGAGCATTATACATTCCGGGACGAGAAATACCTGTTGTTCATAGAAGAAGCATAAGCCGTAATACTCATTATATGTTAACTAATGAAGAAGCAAACCAATTAAAAAACGATCCTAGAGTTTGGGATTGTGATTTAGTAGAATTAATTGATTTGACTACCAAACCTCAAGGATGGTCAGTCACTAATCAAAAGTTTTCAAAAGATTGGTTTACAGACACGACAGATTTTAACTGGGGTTTGCTTAGACACTCTGAAGCTGCCAACAGATCCAATTGGGGCGACAATGGAGTTTCAAATGTAAACTCGGATCTTACCGTAACTGCATCAGGTAAAAACGTTGACGTTGTTATTATTGATGGTCACATTGATCCTGGGCATCCAGAGTTTGCAAAAGTTGGAACTGAGACAGATTATTCAGATGGTGCACTTGTAAGTGACTCATCTAACGGAGCAGTATTTGATAGATCAATCACAGTTCGTGGAGTTAAATGTGTTATTGCTGGCGCAGTAGGTGGACAAACTACAGTACCAGACGATTGGGCATATAAAACTGCAAAATTTATTACATTACTTATTAATCCACAAGATCCTTTAATTAATTTAGAACACCAAGCCAATTTAATTAAAACATTAAAAGGTGATTCAGGAACTACACACGCAGGCTTACCTACGGCACAAAGAGTTGCTTGGGGTGGTGGTTCTTCATATACACCAAACTTTTTAACAGACTCAGGTGCGGCACAATATTCAGGTTATCAAAACTTTTTAGATACCCATGTCTTAGATGATATGGTATGGTATAGAAATACATCAGGACCAAACCCACCGACAAGTGATAGAGATATTGAAGAGTTAGCAGAACATTTGTTCCATACAATTCATAACTTTGGTATTCCAGGCGCAGTTCCCGGAAGTGCTACAGAAGTTCCTATGCAATCTTTAGGACCGATCCTTCAAAATAATCCTAGTTTTTCTTGGACAACTACAGAATTACACCTTGCAATGAAAGAAGCAATTGATGCATCTTTATATGATCCAACTGGTTATTCAACAGATTGGGCTACAGATGCTGAAGCAGCTACGGTTGCATATAAAGAATATACTTATTTAGTTAATTGGTCAATGTGGGATATGAGTCAATTCTGGGATGGAGGAAGTCTTTCACCAGAATGGGACGACACTTTAAAAACACCGGCAGGTATGTTGGCAAATAACCCATTGGGTCATGCCTTGTTTAAAAAATACTTTGAACCAGTTTTAAGTAAACCTGATTTTGCTAAGATGCAAGATATGCTTCAGGATAATGATGCAGGCGAACATTATTATGAAGAGTCTGCAAACGGCGCTTCCAGAATTAATCAATTTAATTGGTTTTCCTTAACAAACGCTGTTACCGGTGGTTCAAATGGAACTTATACATATGATCGTTCAGGTTCATATACGAATGTTGCAGATGAAGCAGATAACAATCATGGTTGCCACTGCGCAGGAACGGTTGCTGGTAATACTCAAGGCTGGGCAAGAGGCGCAAACATCTATAACATTAGCCCTTATGGTTCAAATCCAAATAGCTTATCAAGTACAAGGATGTGGGATTACATTAGGGAATGGCATAATACAAAAGCAGTTAACGCTGTAACAGGTAGACGAAATCCTACTATTACAAATAATAGTTATGGTAGTTCTATACCTGTTGGTTCAGCCGCAGATAATTTTGGTAACATTACAAGTATTACATACAGAGGTACAGAGTTTAGTCCAGGACGTGATTTAACTACCGCTGAATTAAGAGCTCGTGGTTGTTACGCACCATCTTTACAAATGGATATTCCATAT